GTATTGCTATCACATCATAATCTGCAATAACCCTACATACAAAAGCATGGATATCATCAGTTGTATCACCACGACGATTAACTACATATTCAGAAAAAGTGACCTCACGAAAGCCATTCCCTTCTATAAAATTGGCATAACGTTCCACACATTCACTGCCAGTTGAACTAGCAGCGATGATATTCCTTAAATGTTGAGGATATAAATTATCATCACCATAGCTTTGGATGCCAAGATTACGTAAGTACCCCGTATCAACACGCCTATTACTTTTCTTCTTTAAATCATTTACATTCATCGCTTCGTGAGGTCATTTATTATTCTACCATTTCTCCTGCTACTTCTTTGTCTGCAGTTTCCTTCTTTGATTCAAGAAGGGATTGAGCCTTTTTTATATGGGTATCCAATAATTTAGCAGTCACCTTCTTTCCATCTACCTGATAAGTTTTAAATGCATCTTTTACTATTTTGACTGTCGCACCTTCTACTTGGAAAGCTTTCACCAGTTCTGCAACTAAAGTTTCATCCAAAGCTATAACCGGATTCTTGAGTCTTTCAACCCTTTCCTCCCAGTTGGAAGGTGTTAAAGTAAAAAGCACTATTCCTTTAGGATTTTCTGCAAGAAATCTCTCTGCTGCTTCATCTGTTAGATTATCATTGGTGTACATTTCACTACTCCCAAAGCCAACCTGGAGTAAAACACCATTTTTCAATGCATAATTTGATTTTTCTTTCATCTTTCCGTATTTTTTTAAATATGAATACATTTCAATCACAGCATCACGATAACAATCACCACATGAAGTCTTGACAAAAGTTCGTCCGAAGACTTCATGATATATTACTTCAATATCTGATTTATCAGAAGAAGAGAGGGGGATTTTACCCCCCAACTCTTTTAATTTATCAACCACTTCTACAACTGTCATTCCGTTACCCCATTGGTTCTGCTGTCAATGTACCAATTGCCGTCTTAGTCGCTTCATAACTTGTTTTGAACAAGAATAAAGCTGATTTCGGTACTTTTTGTTCTTCAAGGGTCACACTCCAACCACCTTCCGTTTCTTCACTGTATTTATTATTTTCAATAGTTGTAGCTGTAAGCCCTTGATAGTATCCAAAAACTTGGAAAGCGGCATCACCCGGATTTTCTTCTTTCTGTAAACCCTTATATTTATTCTCCAATACTACAACATAAGAGCCATTAGCTAAACCGTCAACTATATCGGCACAAACATCTGGGTCATTTGCCAAAATCACAAGTGTAATGGTGTTTGTGAATGAATTACGATATGTACCTGTTGCCAAAGCAGTAGTAGTACCAGTAAATGGAGTTTTACCTGGAACCACAACTTTATACGCCTTTTTCTTTTCTTTCATCGCCAATGTTTCAATCACATTTTTACGAGTTGCATTGAACACTGTCACAGCGAAATCTACATCAGCGCGATTCATAATCACGCCTTCCTGCTCCAAACCTTGTATGACTGGGTCATCACAAGACGGAGAAATATCTTTCTTCAAAATATCATCGCATACTCCCATAAATACCTCCTTTCCTAATATGCAACTTGTACCAGATTATCTTCGCCAATCATAGAACCAAGTTTGCCTGTAGAATAGATGTAATTCTTACGGGATTTTCTTTCAAACCAAATATCAAGGTCTGATATAGGGTTATCACCTTCGCAGCCATACATCAAATTGTCCGGAGAACACAGAACTGCACGATGGGGGAGATTCAGTTTGGTTTTATCATTCTGATATGCTTGAATAAATCGGTCCCAAATTGAGCATTTTATAACTGGAACACCGTCATACTCTCCTACTTCAAGTCCATCAAAAATAACTTCCCAAGGCATAATAACCTTATATTTCTCCCTCACATCGCGAGATAAAGAATCACACAATGATTTCGTAGCAAAAATTGCATGGCCAGATTTCTGGAAAATACGGCTATCCGCATCCTCAAGCATTGCATCAAATATAGAAGTTGCAGCACCTAATTCTTTCATCTTAGATTTTTGCAAAGCATAAGATGCTTCAGCGTTGGCTGATATGACAGTATGTTGGCCTGCATTAGCTGTACATATAGCAAACAGACGTTTAAAGAAACCATCGCATGTCTTAAACAATTCTACATTCAAACCATCTGTAATTTGCCCGGACCCCTCAACATTAGCAGCATTCTTATCCCCAAACCAAGTAAAACGCCACAACATTTTCATCATTGCTTCCGTTAATTTCGGAAGAACGATTCCATCCATATATTCAGTAGAAGTAAGGTCCGCAATATTAGTGCCGGTTTTTAGGCAATATTTAGCAATAGTATTTTCCAAATCCTCATAACACATTTCCAATGGAACTTGCCAATCACCTATTTCCCAAACCTTTTGGGCAGCAGCAATAGCCACCTTTTGATATGTAGGATCACATCCGGAACCTGCGATACCGACATCCTCCATCTCACCGATGAAGCCAACTTTCTTACCATTGGTCACTTTAGGCATGAACGTCATAAAACGCTCCATATCCTCATTTTGAAAAACTGTCAGTTCAATCAAGTCTTTCAAATCCTTCACCGCCTGATTATCCGGTGTCAATTTTGAAAAATCTAAAATAGGCATACTTAATTCTCCTTTCTTTACTTTTTAGCTCTCTTCTCTCTTTCCTCTCTCAACTTCCTTTGAATAGCAGTCTCCTCCGCACTATCCTGATGGTCAACAGTTGCCTTAAAGGTCTGAGCGCGTAAGGAAACCCTATAAGTTGAACAATGCTTCGCTAACCAATTCTCTCCACCCGCCATCTTTACAGCATTCAAAATCTTATTGTCCTCAACAGTACGGGCATTAACTTTCAAAGTCGCATTTTCTGCTTCAAGTTCTTCAATGCGGTTCTTTAAAGCTTCAATATCCTCACCACTATTTTCTTCTTCTTTAATCTCCGTAATTACCCCATCGGTCACGATGATAGTCTTCCCATCAGGCATAACATGTTCACCGTCAGGAGACGCGGCATCCCCGACTTGTGGTTCTCCCTCTTCACGTTCCACCGTTAGTACATTACCTTCGGCATCTGTCAACTCCATAGATATTACTGGAATATCTTCAATCTTTTGATAGCCACATTTGGCAAGCAACTTATCAATGATAGATTGCTTCACTGTCACTTGTTTTTCTTTGTTCATTTTTTTACTATTAAGTTTATAATCGACTCCTTTTGCTGTAGTTGGGACAAGAACAGCAGATATAAATCCTAGTTGTTTTGCAATCTCCCCGCCAAACCATGATTCCTTATTCATTTGAGCTTCCAATACAGATGATTCCGCCCTAGTCCTTTCAACATAGACAGCTAACATTTTAGCCTTTTCCGCTTCCAAACTTGATTTAAGGGATTCTATTGTTTCAAGGTCTAAAACATCGTCATACTTTGCCAAATATGGATTGTGAATAAGAAATTTTGCATGAGGATAAGCCTTTCTGCGTTCCAGCGGTGCAGACAGTAGAATAATTGTTGCCATAGAAGCACACCTTCCAACAACAGTACAAGAAATATCCTTACCAGATGCACGTAACGCATCATAAATTGCATACCCCTCAACTGTATCGCCACCGCATGAATGTATTTCAATATCAATTGTAGGGTCAGCCGGGTCAAGCCATGAAAGAAAACATTGAATATCAGGAAACGAAAGCCCTTCATCGCCGGTCAAGTACCAATTCTCCAGCTTATCTCTATCGGCTACAATGTCTTTATTAATGTATAATTTTGCCATATCACATAATTGTTTGTAACAAAGGTAAAAAACAAGATACGGCTTGAAGAAAATAAGAAGTTCATTCTACTGACATGCTTTGACAGTAACTTTCTATAAACAATAAGAGCGGAGAATCACTCCGCCCTTATTTAGATATTAACTGTATTTGAAAACTTATCAATAATCCGATAGATGGTTCTCTCTGCAATACTATATTCATCAGATAAATACTGCATGATATAGGTCTTTTTGTGCCCTTCTTGTAATAGGCGAATATAATCTTGATATACGGGAATGTATTTTACATCCCCAACATCAAGCGAAACATTGTCCATTACCTGGAGAATATTCCTATTCAGTACTAATAATTCATACGCATTCATACACTACCAAGATTCTCGACATATTTCACCCTATCTGCAACAGAAGTAAACTCCTCTACTGACAATACCGGCGGCGGAGCCATCATCATTCCTCTTGCAACAGCTTTGGCAAGCATATCCTCACCCGTTGCCTGATTGGATGAGGTTGTTACATTGATAGGAATGCCACCACCCATTTGGTTAAAGGCTGATAACAACGGAGCAAACATAGAAGTTGCAGCAGCTGTCATAACACTTTCACCATTAGATAACATCGCCGGTATAGAGTCGCTTGTAGCCGACCCCGGACCTACTACTGAACCACCCTGTGCAAATTTAGCACTTTTTACTATACTTTGCGCTTTTGCGATATTCGTCATTATCGTAGCAATTGTTGTTGTCACCGCTAAGAGATTGGCCGGAAAAGGTTCTTGTATAGCCTGGCTTATTCCAAAAGAAATGGCTCGTCCTGTTTCAATTGCTATTTGAGCTAGCGCCAGAGTTTTAGATAGCTTGGCAAATTCTTTGTTCGTTTTTCCTAGTTCTCCGGTTGCCTCAATATATTGTGATAATAAAGTATTAAATAAATCATATTTGGCTGTGGCTATATCTTTAGCTGATGCGTTTGTTTTGATTAGTAAATCCAATTCTTGCCACGCCTGTAAGGTTTGCAGTTGAAACAAAGAGGCGCCGGCCTTTTCCGCAGCCAAGTATTCTTTCTTCTGGTCTTCCCGGATTTGAACAGCCTTATCCTCTTTATTCTTTTTGTAAGCATCCTCTTGTAGTTTTTGATATTTTTTTATAATCAAAAGCCGTTGTTCTTCCGTCAGTTTGGTATTACTCAGTTCAATATCTCTTTCCAGTTTGAGCCGGTCGAGAATTAACTGTAACTTTTTATCCGTCCCTTCTTTTGTAATGAATAGTTCCAACTCTAGAAATTGTTTTTTACTCTCTAATTGTAAATTCTCATGCTGTTTTGATAAATTATCAATCTTTTTGTTGTACTTCTCCATGATAGCAAGTTTCATCTGCTCGGTTAGCTCTTTCTGCTGCAGTTCTGCATCACGTTGGGTCATCAATTGTTGCATCTTTAGTTGATACTCCTGCTCACTCCCGGCTTTTACAGATTCAAGTTGTAGGGCAATAAGCTTCTGCCGATTTTCAATCTCCTTTTTCAGTTCTTCATCAGAGAGCTTTTGCAAAGCAGCTGTTTTCTGTTGTTCAAGAGCAAGAATCTGTTTTCCGATTTCCTCTTTGGCACGAGGTGTCAAGTCCTTTTCGGTTTTCAAGCGGATTTCCAAATCTTCAATCTGACGGCTATATTCATATTCTATCTCTTGCGTCTGCTTTTCCCGATTATCTTTGACGAGTTTTAGCATCTCATCCTCAGCCTTACGTATCTCTTGCAGTTCTTTCTTTTTGATTTTAAGAGTTTCGGCCACAGCTTTAGGGTCAACAATCGGTATCTTCTTTTTATCAGCATCCCCGGTATATGAAGACACCAAGTTAATGGTTTCTTTCCTGGATTCCACAGCTGATAACTGTGCCATACGATTATTCCATGAAGAAGCTATATCTTTATTGATAGAACTTTTCGACCTGGTTAATCTTGCTGCACGTCTCCATATATTAGAATAATCTAATTCCGCATTATATTTCTTATTAATAGCAACAGTTTCCTGCAAGTATTCTTCTTCCTGCTTCAAGGATAAATTCAGCATCTGCAGTCTTTCTTCTTTGGCTTTTTTCAAAGCTTCTTCCTCAGAAAGCCCCGCTTTCACATATCGAGCCCGTGCCGCCTCTATCTTGGCGTATTCATCCCCGACATTAGCCTCTGCAACACTCTTTCCAAGTTTGACAGCAGCTTTTGTTTCCCGTTCTGATATATCCTCTACCGATTCAAACAAAGTTCGTACATCTTTAATCAAAGAAGATAAAGCACCATTGACAAAAGTCTCAACCTTAGCCGTCATTTTCTCAAACGAGCCACCAGTAGTATCAAAAAGCAAAGCGACCTCTTTCGTTAGTTCCGCTTGGGAAGCAAGCAAATCATCTTCCACTTTACCTAATTCCCCAGTCTTACCCTTGACTTCATCCAGATTAACAGAAATATCTTTCAAGGTACGGATATATTGCAAGCCTGCATCTTCTCCCGGACCACCAAAGATATCTGCAATGGCAGTTCCAACCACCGCACTGCTTTCCGGTAGTTCATCTAATTTGGCAGATACTTCCTGCATGATTTGAAAAGTAGTCTTTGCCCCTGTCTGCAAATCTTTCTGGACTTGTTTAGAGCTGATACCAATACCATCTAATGCACCAGCCGTTGATGTAGTCATTTCCCGAAGCCGAGTATTCGCCTCTTTGATGGTATCAATTCCCTTATCAGAGAAAATACCCTGCTTATTAGTTTCTGCAATAATGGCGACGAACTGATCCGCAGAGATACCGGCCTCTTTGAAGTACGCCGGATATTCTTTCAAAGCAGACAGAAACTCCCCATTCGCATCTGCTCCGGCAATGAAACCATCTTTGATAACCCGCAGCGCTTCATCAGAAGATATACCAAACTGTTTTTCTACGGAATTGATAGCTGTCAACATATCCCGGAAGTCTTTACTATAGTAATCAGCCAAGGCTTGTACTTCACTTCGATAGATTTTCAAATCATCGCCAGACTTATCCGTAAATTGTTTCGTCAATTTGGTAGCTTCCTTTATCCCCTTATCGTAGTCATACCACCATTTGAAAGCAAAACCGACTCCGGCAACGCCTGCTATACTCATAAATACCGGATTTTTCAATAATGCCTTTAGCGTTGAACCTAAAGCAGATGCTTCTGTTCTCATATTGGAGAAAAAGCCTTTTATTCCATTTGAGTTTTGGGCGATATTCAACAAAGAGTTTGCAAAGTCATCGTTGATACCTACAAAATCTTTCAAAGCTTCCTCATAATTACCGACATTGCGATAGAAACGCTGCGTACCCTCTTCCGCTTCCTTCAATTCATCGGTAATGGCATTTATCTTATCTTGAATCTCTTTACCCTTGGCACTATTACGTTCCGCACGGCTTAATCTATCATAAGAAGCAGTCAGATTAGAAAGTTCTGCACGTAATCTAACTAAGCTACCTTCAAGCTCCGTCTGCTCCTTACGTTCATTCTGTATTTGTTTATTCAGAATTCGAACAGCCTCGTTCACTTCACGAGTGGCAACCTTGGTTTCAGTCAGTTTTATATTATATTCCTTACGCTCAATACGCCCTGCTTTCAAATCCTCCTTTAAAGTTTGTTCTCTTTTTCGGAGTACATCCAATTGAGTACGATATTTAGCGATATTACTAATAGCATCATCGTATCGTACCCGAATATCCAGTATTCTTTCTTCTACACTTTCCATAGTTACACCTCCAACTGTAATAATTTACACTCACATATCCCTGTATTTTCTGCCCTTACTGATATAATAGCATAGTATCTACCATATTGACCTAAATAGACAGGAATAGTCACATCTAACTCTTTCAACTCAATATCACTAATCTCAATCTTTTCGCTGACCACAATAGGACTACGAATAATTTTCTGATATGTTCCATAGTTTTTTCTGAGCAAAGTTTCCCACTTTAATCCTTCAAATGAAGCTTTAGATTTTCCTGTATTATTAACCTCAATCAATAGCCGTGGCTCCACACTATTCATTTCTCCGATAGTCTCACTGCCAGAGTAGTCATACAGTGGAATTGAAGCTCTGCCCAAAGACATATCAGTTGCAGCAAATGGAAGTTCAATGGCAATCCGTTCCATTTCAATTGTTTCATCTTCCACATACAAAGCACTATTATAATCACCTTTCACAGCAATGTCATCTTTCCATCTAAACAAATTATGTTGAGCAAAATCATCAAGGGAGTAACTTATTTCTTGTGGTTTATTTTCTTTGAAAGAAGCAACCACCTTACGCGTCCAATCATATGCCTTATGTCGTTTCGACATAATATCATCCACAGAAAAAAAGCCCAAAGTAGTATCGTTAACGACGACAGCAAATGTTCCAGATATTGCAGCAATCATTTTGATAAAATCAACCTGCTTTATATCCGGTAAATTGGATATGATGGGATAATACCCATCACTTCCTTGCCCCTCGACTACCACCTCATCAATATAGGGCGCTAAAGCAAGAGAAAAAGTATCTATTCCCCAATTATTAACAAAATATCCCGTATCACGGAAAGCAAAATAAATAATATCACCCTCTGACAATATGGATGTCTCATCCTTAAAGTCAAAATATACTGTCCAGGTCTGTCTGTTACTTCCTTGTAAATTAGAAGCATCAGCAGAAAACACTTCTTCCGCTCTCCCATCCACCACTTTATATGCCACAAAAGCAGGATTTACCGGGACTGTACTAATAAAATCAAAAAACATTTTTGCTGATATTCTAATCTTTGTATTGTCTTTAAGAATTTTAACTCCTGAGTCTTTTAAACCGGCATTTACAACGGCTAAAAAATTATTAGAAAAAGAATTTTTCAATACAACTGTTAAATTATAATCATATTGAACACCATTATTATATTTAGCAGCTAAGCCAAATTGATTATCCACATCTAATCCCCTACCATGACGTGTCAATAATGGGATTATTAATTTATTGATAAATTCCTTCACTATATCATTTGAAAATAAAAAATTAACACCATTATCAGATGAAATACGCTCTAATATCCAATTTGCCCTTACACTAGGATGCACGTAATTCAAAGTATCAAATCCCCTAATACCCATATCTATATCAGATACGATAAAAGGATTTCCATTCTGATAACCACTAATTTCCTTTCGCCAAATCATATAATAGTCATTATCAATAAGTTCATTCAAAGATTTATCATTCTCTACGATACCGGCTAACAATGTTATATTTCCCCACGTAATAGCAATATCAATGGTATCAGAAACAGATAGAAGTACCGCTTTTGCATTTGAGATTATCTCTACTCCATTACGAAAATACCTGGCATGATGATATTTTCTCGGATAGACGGTACTACATGAAGGTATATCAGCATGCTTTATAATACGTTGGTTACGTACTGTCTTTGGCAATTTTATCGTATAGCTATTATTACTAACAATCTTACTCAGGTCGGAAAGTAAATTACTTTTGAGATTTAATGTGATTTTAGTGTTTTCTCCCAAATCAACCAATTCTCCGTCTATAAATAACATCTCATTTCTCATAAGCTTTGCACCCATGTTTCTGGTAAAATAATCGTTGCTATAAAATCCTGAAGAACAGCACGAGTTTTATTGAAAGTTTCAACTGCAACATTTACTCCTTGCCACCTATCTTTTTTATCAGAATCTTTTCCCATATACATATCTACAACTGGCGACATAGCAAGTTGAAAAAGAAAATTGTATGTATCACTATCTACAAGCGGTGCACATACAAGAAGGGTATTTTCCTCTGTCTTACGCTGTTTGCGTCCAGTTCCACTATGATACCCATTCACATAATTGTAGTCCTGCATATTGTTACGAATAAACTCCCCATCATTTACAACCTGTTTTTTTTCGTCACCAGCTTTAAACAACCAATAACAATAAAAACCATGACGATTAACCCAACGAAGATATACTCCCATTGCACAATCATCGACCAATAACCGAACATGAGAAGGAACTCCTTCTACCGCATGAAAAGTATAATCGAAAGTCATATCGAAAACACTCGTTCCTATCCCACTTCCTGGCAACACTAACACCACTTCTCTCTGTGCATGAATACCTGTTAAAAACAAATTATAAATACCACGTTTTTGCAGACTAATGGAAGGCAAAGAAACGTTATCTGCAATAATATTAACACTATTGGTTCCAGCTGTATACATACCAACTGTAAAAGGAAAATTCTTAAACCATGTCAAAACCCTATCACCATTATATCGTTCACCAATCTTCATCGCCCCCCAAACAACAAAAGTTTCAAACTGAAAACTTTCACTTAATTCTCCACCCTCAGAATACATATTCAAGTCAAGAGAAAACAATCGGCCGAACGGAGTTTCAGCAGCTCCCGATTGAGTATAATCTATTTTGCCAAATTGAATTGAATCAAAATACGATTGGGTATAAAAAGAAACATCGAAGAAACAAGTATTTTGAAATAATACCCTTTTCTCTACATATTCTATACCAGTTGTCACATCACGAACCACGGCCTCTACCCATGCCCATGGATACCCAAGGACATTAATAACTATCGGATTAAAACAAAAAGATATTTCATCCGGATACTCAACTGTTGTATTTCCAATTTTATGAGTTCGCATTGTTATTCAAATTTATATGTTGTATATCTTTTAAGAAAATACCAAATATACGGTTCATTATATTTTGTATTGTTTGTTCAATATCTTCTGAATATATGTCCTCATGCTTTCCTTTCCGATATAGTTCAGTTCCTTCTTGAGCAATCTTCCGAGCCACAAGGTATGCAAAAGACTTAGGTTTCTCTACTTGAATACCCTTATCCATCATCCATTGTCGGATAATCTTATAAAATCCTTTAGGTACTTTACCTGGAGCACGTCCTGTTTCCAATACGCTGAAAGCCTGCCTGCCAAACAGAATGCCATGATTATCATCCACTACAATATGCAGACTTTTAATAGTTCTGCCACTTGCACGCTGTCCGGCCCGTACATGGTTCTCAATGATACGTTGCCGGAGATTATCTAGCTCTTCATTCAGAATACCCTTTATCTCTTTTCTCCTATCTTCCATAACTAACACATGGGTACTCCTTGAACCTCTTTAAGTTTCAATTCTATCATTATCCCAGTAACATTCACATCCAACTTATCATAAAATATAGAGTAAGGTACTTCATCGCTCACCCACTCAAACAGTCCGCTTTTATTCAGTTCTTTGATAAACTGTACGGCATACCCTTTACACCTCTCAATAACCTCATCATTCTCCACGCCGTCGAAATCAAACCTTGTCTTATCTGCAAATGCTATCATACAATTAGGACAATCTTTCAACTGTGTTCTGGATATAACGAACTTACCGGATACAGGCAGTAAGTTAATAATAGCCGGCAATGGCATCTTATCCAACCGGATATTAGCTGTCGCCCAGTTATCAAACAAATAGGTTATACCCTTTAGCTTTTCTGCAACAGAAGCTATTTTCCTTTCTACACTTGTATTCATTTGCTATTATCTTGATAAATTTTACGTAATCTTCGTTCATATCTTATCTTCTCTGCATCCATATCAAGACATTTATACACTCTTATCCATGGAACGCTTTCTATCTGTTCATGGTCGGTAATTCCCATGCGGGTTGCATAATAGTCTACTAGCCCAAACAGACCAAATGACAGTTGGTCTACACCTGCACGTTTTTCTTCTGGAGTAGGAGTCACACTTGTTGTTTCAAACAGCTTCGTTATCCGTTCCACCTCTTTAGTAACCCATGAGGAAAATCCCAAGACAGCCTCTACCTCACATGCTTCTATTCGCCCAACAGAAAATCCTAATAGAACACGACATGGTGTCATTATACAATCAATATCGTTTGATATAGATTGCAGTCCCATAAGTTGTCCAATAGTAGCACCATTCAGATTATCTGGCAAACGAACTCCCGAAATGAAATCCGGTTTTGGAAGCTTCTTTATCCGTTCCAATAATTCAGTAACATTACTTGCCACCTCACTTAATATCAAAAATTCTTTTACTGTCATATCTGTCCTAATTTTGCTTTTGGTCGTTTAATTATCGGTTTCTCAGACAACTTGTTTAGCGCGACGTAACGAATGGCGTCAAGCGCGTGATTAAATTTGTCTATCGGCTCATTCAGCAGTTCTCCTGTAATTCTATCCTCTTTCCATTTATAGGTTCGCAGCTCACGAATTATATTAATGCTTTTCTGAGTCACACATAACTCGTATCGTTGGAGTATCTGTATACCAACCCTTATAGAGTCACTTCCTTTTATTGATGGTTCGATATTTCGGATGCCATAATTACGAATTTCCACTATTGATTTCTGCTCTGCACTATCGGCTATCGTACATCCATTCAACCCTTTGAGGATATCTGCAATCTTATCATTAGTCAGCCCATTTCGATAACATCTTTCATCAATCCATAGTTTTCCATCGTATTTATACACATCGACAATGGCTGTCGGATCATTTGTAAACCCGAAGTCAAGTCCACGCCCTACAAGCGTTGCCGATTTCGGAATGTCAATTACCTGCTTCCACCTTGTATATATTATACCTTGGCTCCTTCCCGTAATTCCAAGTCCATAAATATTCCACCAATTGGCATCATCCTTATTAGACTCAATCTCTTCAATTTGTACCTGCGTAAGAAATGGGTTATTTTTATAAGTGGAGTGTATCTCTATCGTATTAGATTTAGTCTGTACGCCTTTAATCTCATACCAAAATTCTGCGTCCGGATTCCAGTCCAAAAAGATAATCTCCGTTGTTCGAACTGCAAGTTGACGATACACCTCATAACCTATTCGGTTACACTCATTGATGAAAAGGACATCTCTTCTAGACCCCTTAACCTTCCCCCAATCATCAGCGCTAAAGCATCGTATGATCGTACCCGTCTTAAATTGATAGACGTGCTCCGTCTTATTCAGTTCATAATCCTTACCATCTACAAGTCCTTCTTTTTCAAGAATATCGTCCAAGTCGTTTATCGCACCTCTCTTCAAATGCGGAATGGATTCTGAAACAATATCAATACCCCGACTCTTCTTGTTACCAACTGTAACGGAAACAAACAGAGAAACAATGGAGTATGTTTTTCCGGAACGGGTACCACCCTTGTTGGCGACTACTCGTTTCCTCTCAAGCCAAGCGTTTAGATTACACTTATAGACATAGGTTGTCCTCATTACAAGTCTTTAATCTGTTCTATCATTTTTTTATCATCACCATTATCTACAACAATAGTAAGCCCAGGTAAATCTCCGCTCAATTCTTGCTTATGTTTATTCTGCCACCTTTCAGGGGCAATGTTTGTCAGGAGGAATATAGCGGCACCAATATTCGGTTCGACTCTCTTTTTCGTAATCGTACGACTCTTGATTTTGGGTTGCCCATTCACGTCTTTATATTCGGTTTTCGTTTCTTCGTATTCCCTTCCCTTTGCAGCTTCAAAAAGTGATTTCACGATAATGCACTCCCGAGATTCTTTAAACTCATTCTTCGCCTTTTTTATAGAATCGGAAAAATCGGAATTTTTCATCCACCCGTAATAGGTCTTATTGTCAATGCCGAAGTATGCGCAAAAGTCTTTCAACCTTGCGCCACCATACTCCATAAGACCATTCTCACGCACCCATGCAGCACATTCTTCTATCTTTTTCTGATTAAAGTATGCCATATTTCCTTGTCTTTATTGCATGCCTTTCAGCTTGTGTAACCTTTTCACCCTTGTACATACCCGCTCCCAATTCATCTATTTTAAAAAACGGAATTTCGGTAACAGCTAAACGTTTACGGTATGATTTATCAATAAAATAGATGTAACGAAGCTGGAATCCTTCTACATATTTAGCACCAAGTTTTACCCACTCTGCACGTGTGCGATACTTATGTTCCACACCCATTTTGTTACAAAGTTCCTTAATTTGAGGAATGTTGAAGTTCGCTTCTAATGTCATGGCAGCAATCTTATCACCCGTAGGGAATAGAAGTATTGTCTTGTTTTCTCTTATCCCAGTAAGGACGAAATTAGAAGCACGATATATCGTACCATCACCACAAGAACAACCATCGGCAAAAGATATTACCCACTTTACCTGCGGCGCATTCTTTTTAATCATCCGCAATGTCTTGCCGATGCAAAAACTTTCTGAGTTTCTTGGAAGATAATCATCGAAAGCCATGCGGTTTAATTCAATAAATTCATTCCATCCTGTTCCATTCACAAGTGTTATAACTTTCTTTTTATCCATAGACGGCCCATATTGCAACACTCCGTGAAGCCTACCATCAAGAAATGCTCCGAAATGGAGCTGCGAATTTTGCACAACCTTACCCGAATAATGATGTTTCTTTACAAATCCATCAGCTATTTTTTTCGGGATAACCTTTATAACTATTTCTTTTGCTCTACCCATTGTTTCACTATTTGATAAAGTGCATTCCCATTGGAATTTTCATTGCCGAAAGTTTCACATTCTAAGCCATTGCTTTTTGCAATTTCTATAGCAGTTTTGATTAAATCTGCTTGTTCGTTTGACACCGTAAAAGTCAGTTTCTCTGAATTAGGTTTCTCTCCATCAGGTAATGAAAAGCCATCACCAAAATTATCTGGTGTAATTTTCCAAGCAGTGGGCAACTCAATTCCCCAATCTTTTAACTCATCAACATCCCAATAAACCAACTTAGCGTTATCCCACTCTCCATTATTTACATTATCACGAACCATAATTTCACGTTCTTTCTCCTCTGTGAGATTAGAGATAAGAACTGTAGGAACTTCTTTCATTCCAAGCCGAACACACGCTTCATAGCGTTGATTACCTGCAATGATCATCAGTACTCCTGTACGGTCTGACAATATAATAGGACGTGCTTCAAAATAATCAGGGTTATCTTGAATTGATTTTTGCAACTTCAGTAATTGCTCTTCTGAAATAGTTCTCGGATTATTTTCTGCTTTTTTTAAACTTTCTATTTCTCTGTAAATTATCTCCATTAGCACACTATTTTACGTCACGAAAATAAAGATACCGAATAATCCCTGAACGGACTATCCGGTATCAAAGAAGTTACTGACACGATTTGGCAGAAGGTTTTGCTCAATATGAAAAAAGATATTAACTTTGAAACAAATCAAATATCAATATAAAAATGGAAATAAGTATATCTGAAGAAACCGAGCGTTTTGCTGATTTCCTAAAACAAAAAGACAATGAGAACATTATCTTTTCTGGAGCTTTTGGAATAGGCAAATCATATTTTCTAAATAATTTTTTTAATCAGCACAAAGACAAATACACTGGAATATATCTAACTCCAATTAATTATTCTGTTGCTAATAATGAAGATATTTTTGAGTATATCAAAGTGGACATATTAATGCAGTTGTTAGAAAAAGTTCCCTATGATTTTGAGAAACAAAAAATATCATTAAGCAATGCCGCATATTTTTATATGGTAAATCATCCTAAAGATTTTTGGGGTAATTTTTTTTCTATAGCAGAAAAAGTTACTTTTGGCACAGATATTATAGACAGGTGTATCGCACTGAAAGAAAACATTGAAACATATGCAAAAGATAATTCGAAAAATGAAGAATCCCATATCAAGAAATTCTTCGATAGCATTAGCATAGAGAAAGGAAGCATCTATGAAGATAATACAATAACTCAAATCATCCGTTCTATTGTATCAAGCACCAAAACCGATAATAGTCCCAATAAACAAATTGTCCTCATTATTGATGATTTAGACCGTATCGACCCTGAACATATCTTTAGAATATTAAATATATTATCAGCACATAATGATTTTTGTGGTACTAAAGAGCATAAATTTGGATTTGACAAAATAATTCTAGTATGTGATATTGATAATATAAGAAACATTTATAGTGCCAAATATGGAATAAATGTAGATTTCAATGGATACATTGATAAATTCTATAGTAAAGAAATATACCATTTTAATAATACAAATGAAATTATAAAAGCCATAGCACATATTCTTGCAACAACCAAATCAGATAAAGAAGTGGGTCTAAATAACAATAGCTATTATTCACATATAACTTGCTGTAGTATATTATCCACATTTGTCAAAAATGGGTCAATTAATATAAGAACATTACTGAAATATATTAATAAAGATTTTAAAGGAGATCGATTGGTTTATATAGGGCGAAGGAGAGCACCAGTATATATGTTTCCGAATTTGGTTGTTTTCGATTTTATTCGGACAATGTTTAGCACAATAAAGGATATGGAATCTGCTATAAATAAACTTAATAAATCAAATTTCAGCATTGAAGAATCTGAGTATATTTTGAAAATATTTATAGCATTAGCTGATTATCACAATTTTGAACAAGGTGAGTACACCTATTACAATAAAGAATATAAAGCAATAATCAATATCAATATAGGAATAGTAGACTTTGCAAAAGGAGAAGTACCGGACATTGACCCATCATTAGTACTGAAAGAAGCTTTCAATACATATAGCACTCTTTTTACGTAAAAGGATAAATGTATTCTGATGACACAATTTTATGGACAGTGTCTTTTCAGAAAAAGAACAGTCTGACACATTTGCCGCACAACAGATTCTTCATCAGAAGGTCTGGCTGTGCGGTATTCTTGTTTCTGATTATCCAGTCTGCTTTTCTCATTGGTTCAATATATTATACTAAATTTATGATACCATTTATCTACATAACTGAACCATCCTATAATGAATGATTTGCCGAAGAGGGTTGCTTTGTATAGTTTACTCATGCGTTTCTTTGTTCTTTAATTTATCAAGGAACTTACTATCACCCGAATAATCCGCACCGATAGCCTTTTTGCTTTCAATAATGCTTTCCAAAAGGGCTATAGCTTCTTTTTTCACTTCTTCCACTTCATTATAACCGCAGGCTTTATCAACCAACCGCTCCATAGTCGATTTAGGCTTGGAAAGAGCCTCATTCAACTTTCCTAATCGCCAGTAGCAGTAATCAATTGTGGCGATGTGTTCCAGTTTATTCATAGGTATTTCTTTTCAACAACTCAATGTTTCTTTATGTAATCGACTAATTGAGAACCTAAGTCATGGAATTGAGAAAGCCCACTAAACATAAGACTGGCACTCATACCGCTGTGACCTTGGTCGATGAACATTTGCAAGCAGTTCTTGAAACGTTCTTCTTGAGGCTTATCTGTATTGAGTTCGGATATAAGTTTCAACAAGCAATCGAGTTCAAACCCTTTATAGAGGTCGTTCAATCGTATAGGAACAATCTTATCCCAATATTCAAGATGTTTATTTGGAATAATGCCACGTGCTCTTTGCCGGTATTCTATTGTCAGTTGCGGGATTTTGGCGTGGAACTCAGCTTTCCTTCGTAGATATTCGTTATGTTCATCCTGAAAATCCTTGTCGAACTCTGCCTTTGTCTTTCTCGTGACCTTCAAATACATTTCATCAAGTGCTTCACTTGAATACAGTTCTTTGCCATTGAATTTACAAAAACAATCTTCACCAGTTTCCTGCTTGAATTTCTTCAACTGTTCGTATGCGTAGTCAATGTATACGCCCGGATACATTTCTATTTCTTTCATAATCAATACTTTTTTCCATGTTTGTTTTCTCTCAATTCATTGTATCTCATCTTCTGATTGATATGCCATATAAGGTCTATATTAGAAAATTGGCAATACTTAATCAACCCGGCAAGAGCGAAACATATCCTTTTTCCCAAACCTTCTACATCGTTAGTTAGTAGGAGTGTAAAACCAAAACAAACCTCTGTAAATCTGAATCCGGATTTGAGGCTCACAAATTCATCGGCAATTTCATTCGTATCGGACAAATCTATACCTCTCAATCCGGCAAGGTCAAGCAGGCGGATTACAGCATCGGCAAGTTCATCGGGAAGTGTATCTTTTACATTCTTTTCAAAGGAACACTTAAATCGCTTTTCTTCTTCCACTAATGCAGGATAGCGATTATAGTCCATTTCAAAACGTGATTTACATTTCTTTCCTAATCTTCCCTTTCTATCTGCTTCCACAGCTTCCATAAGCTCGGATATTACAAGGCAAAGGCAATGTTCGTTACTCAATTCTTCATCGTGGAAACCGTGGTCGCAAGCGGTTTTATAGGCGCGGTCGCGCAGCTCATTTAAATCCATATTTATTCTGTTTTGAGCCATACGGCAGACGTCCAACCGCCGTATGGCAATATTTATTTCTTCATTAACCCAATGCGCTCTTTCAAAGTAAGAAGGTAGTAGTGCATCTGTACTTTTTGAACCTCCATTAAAGTGACCTGATTTTCACCAGCTATTTCAACAGCATCTTTTCGACCAAGAAACAGGACTAACTTATTATGTTTGTCCATCAACTCATTATATTCGATATACATACGGTCAAGAGGAGTATCAGCTACCTTGTATGCCTTTTCAAATACATCTTTAGGCGACCAACTTTCATATCCATCTTCATAACGAACATGATAACCCTCATCGTCAAAATTTTCGGTTGACGGCTTTTCTCTGAGGAGATGTTTTCCCCACGCATCACCTCTTGTCATAGGTTCAGCTTCAATCTGTTTTGTTCCAATATACTTTTTCATATCAATATGGATTTTACAAAGCCCGTCCAAGGCTATTTAATTTATTTCTCTTGTCGTAATTACTCATACGGGGGCATTTCCCGTCACACCGCATGTTCACATGCACATTGTTTGCTACACCCGATATGAATGACTTTTTGTAGCATTGCCCACTGTAGGGGCTATGCTTGCAGTGTTCCTGATATTCTTTTCTATTCATGGTTGTATCTTTCTTTTAACTCTTTCAAAACAATCTCCATACCTTCATCCAGCCCTTTCTTGTAACCGGACATATGCTCACCTATGTTGTAGACCAAGCATCCTGCAACGATAAGAATAACTCCTATAGCCCTATGCCAATAGGGAAAGGATACACTGAACGGCGAAAATGTCAATCGGAAATGCCCGATAAATAATGCTGATATGATGAATATCGCAAGAAAAAATATTAGGTTTGCTTTCATAATCATATAAGTTTTAATGCTTCTTGTATTCCGGCTTCCAGTACTTCCTCGTAGCTTTTATAATGCACCAAAGGTCTGCCGGATAATCCTATCGAACCATGGTTCGGAATTGTCAGTATATCATATGCCCAATAGTCTCTGTATATATAGGTTATTTCAATATGTAGGTTCTTGGTTTCACGCAGCCACTTTTGGGCGATATACAATGTTGGACACAAAAATTCAACTGATTCGCCATCTATTTCCGTACAACACGACATACTTTGCGGAAGGTTATATTTTGTAATAACCTTATTACGGTCTATTAGGTGTTCACACTTCCAATCAAATCCTTTCTCTTTCAGCAGCTTCGCTGTCTCTAATGTTACAAGTTCTTCGGTCATGGCTATTGTCTTTTCAAATTAATAATCTTCGTTTCGTAGTTGTCAAGCCCCTTTTTATGGGTACGGATAATCACTATACTATCATTGAGATAAGTCACGCTTCCCTCAATTGTACGGTGTTCTATAGGGTATTCTCCAGAGTTATTGCACCCGAATAGTGCAACTGTTGCCAAAAGGATAATTATTTTCTTCATACTTTAAAGTGTTCAATCAGTTCGTTTACGGTAGCCTTGTGAATAGCGTCCAAATTCACGTCAATATCATTGTAAACCCAATAGGTAGAGAACTTGATTTCCGGGCACAGAATCCATTTATCTCCATCGGTAAACCATTGAAACTTATCTGTATCATCTCTAAATGCAGCGATAGCCAAGAAAAGCTCTTCATTGGTTCCGCAATCAATTCTTCCTTTCTTGGTGACAGTATCTACATCATATATCACTCCATATAAATTACCATAAGACGTTATGATAGCCTTTCCCTCTTCGATACTTTTATGACTTCCCTTGCCATCATAATTATGTGCACTAAAGTTGTATCACCAGAATTAAGGATTTCATATCCCAACTCTTCCAACTTCTTCCGAAGCTCCGGTGTACTTTTTCTTATAAAGCACGGTGTTGTAAATCCCATAGTCATTCCTCCTTATCTATCTTAATATCTGTTACTTTGCCACGATTGATAAAACCGCCACAGCTAAACAAATCGGTCATACATGCTGCGTAGTCCACCTCTGCGCATTTCTCGTATAGAGAACATAAGGCGCAATGAACATAATCTTGCACCGCTTCATGCAGCACTCCGTCTATTATTATTCCGTTCTTTATTTCCATGGTTATTTCCCTTTCAATTTCTTTATTAGTGCATCGGCTGCTCTCAAGGAACCTATTGCAATATCATCATAAGTTTCACTGTCATCGTTTATTCCTAAAGCAATACAATACCCTTGCATAGCGGATTTTGCCAATTCATAACGCCTTTGCTCCCAATCAATAGTTTCAAAATTATCAAAGAAGTCGAGTTCTGACACTTTGAAATACCTACCTTTCACTAAGGCAGTCCCAACGTCGAATAAGCCTTCAACCTCTACAATCTCTCCAGTCTCTTTTATTCTCGCTTTCATTATTTACCCTCCTTTTCAACATATCCGTTTTTAATACACCAGCACAGCATCTCGTAGGCTGCGTCAATAAGTTTTTCTGAACTAAAACTTGCAATTCATGTTCTGCATTTATACGAGCATATTTAATCTTCCATTCATTCTTTCGCCTATCCATAACTTCTAATGTAAGCCAATAAACCTCGTCAATTATTGGAGGAAGCTTATCGAGAATATCCTGCAAAGTGTAAGTGGGAATTATTTCCCAAAATGCACTATCTCGTTTTTGATTAATTACATCTTCATATATTTCAAGTTCCCATTTTGCATTTTTATAAGAAAGAGCGTAACACCAACACATGCTTCCATCGCTTGTATCCAACCCAAGCTCCTGCAAATGTTTCATCTGTTCGACTGATAATACTTGTTTTGATTTCATAATTCCTCCTCCAATTTTTCCAAAAGTTCCTTGGATAGTATTTCACAGTAATAAATATTGTCTATCATCGCGTCGTTAGAACTCACATCCGCCTTAAACCTCTTAACGAGTACCCATCCATACCACTTTTTCACTTGAACGTCAAAAATATGGCCATATACTCCATGTGTCTTAATTCTGTACTTTTCCATCTCTTGTATTTTTCTCGAAACATTTCACATCCGGATAGAACCAGTCCAAACTACCAGCTATCCCGTCCAGCCATAAAGCACATACATATCCGCGAGAACGGTTCTCTCTATCTACCACATGGAGATAATGCTTGCATTTTTCACAGCAAATATTGTTGGTTTGTTTATCCATAATTCAGTCTCCTTTCTCCTTAATCCGTTCCAGTACATCCTTGTTGGCTTCGAGTATCCCCTCGAAAGAGGGGATGGGAAACCATGCCAGCACGATACTGTTTCCGTGAATCCACATTCCCTTTTTGTCTAAATTGCTATTTCTACAAAACTTTTCTTCTCGAATACATGGTGTGCCATAACACATCACCAAAACAAAAACTTTTTGCCCCTCTTTTGGCAACTGTTCCTCAACGCTTATCCACGGAGATTGCCTTGCCTGCCAGTCTGCACCTTTCTTAAAAGCCCGTAATACAATCGCTTTTGCCAATGCCTTGATAGCTATACAGTCTCTTTCATCATAGGCAAGCTCTGCATCTTTATTATATGTACTTTCACTCCAATGAGTGCGGGCTGCTTCTTCTACTGTCTGTTTCATAACTTATCCTTATTGAATGTTCTGATTTATGTAGTTCACAATCTTTTCCAACTTGCTTGAAGCAAAATTGGTTTCATGATTTAATCCTCCATATTAGGTAGTAAATCTTCGATGTATGCCCAGCGCATATAATGATTCTTTTCCGAAAGTTCTTCCCATGGCTTGCTCTTGGTTAAATAGACCAAATCATAAGCACTGTCAATATCCTCCACAATGAGCATCTTCCCTTTGTCTGGCCTTTCGCTTGCATCATGCCACACGCTGTTGATTCGCCAGTTCGCACCAGCTATATAAGCCCGTTCTGGTACATCAAGTACTGCATCGCGAGCACCGGCATCATAATTATCTTCTTCAAAGTTTATCTCAAAATCGCTTGATTCCAATATCTTTTGGAGATAGT